ATAAAATTGGCCATAATTTTGGCGGGAATCCTAATAGAATTCTAACAAAAGGCTCCGAAGGAATTATTTGTAAACTTATAAGATAGGAATGTATAATTGTCGACATTAAAACAGCTTGATATATTAATAAATCAACGAATTTGCCCAAATCCACTTCAAAATCCAAATTGTGAAAAGGTAATAACTCATAAAAACGAAAAGCTATGTAAATTATCAGCAAAAAACAATAGAAATTGTCAAAATTGTCGATATTATGAACGCAGATCGGTATATAATATTGAAAAATTATTATTAAATGAATGTGAAACATATTATTGGATTGGGTTTTTATTGGCTGATGGTAATTTTTCAGATATACATGGAATTAGTTTAAGTTTAGCATTGGCAGATTCGGATCATCTTTTGAAATTTTGTAATTTTCTAAATATCAACCGAACTACTGTTAATAAAGGTATGATTTGCGCTCGCGCAATGAATAAACCAATTGTGGATGTCATTTGTGAAAAGTTTAATATAAGTAAACGTAAAACATATAATGCTCCTAATGTTGAAATTTTTAAAAATACTGATAGAAAATTAATGTTATCGCTTATTATTGGTTTCATTGATGGCGATGGAAGTATTTTTATTAATAGTAAAAACAGTAAAATTGTATGTCTTAGAATAAAATGTCATGGATCATGGGTTGAAGTGTTAAAATTGTTTGCAGATTATCTTAGTCCTGCTGCAAAAGTATCAATTAATAAATTGGGATATTCAATATTAAATCTTTCTAATACGTTTGAATTAAAGAAAATCAAACAGGAAATTTTAGAATATAATTTACCATTATTACTTCGCAAATGGGATAGAATTGATATGGAAAATATAACAACACATGAGCAATCTGAAATTAGTAAATTGACAGCATTTAAAATGTTTGATGCTGGTATGAGTATAACACAAATTTCTAATCATATGAATATGTCATATAAAAATATTTGGAAATATTTTCAAAAATATAAAAATCAATGATAAACAGAATAACACCTCCAAATATCATTGCATTAAAAGAAAATGAAGTGCTTGTTTTTGGTAGCAATTCAGAAGGTAGACATGGTAAAGGTCTTGCTAAGTTAGCAATGGATAACTTTGGTGCTGTTTACGGTGAACCTCGCGGTTATTTTGGAAAGTCATATGCGATTGTTACCAAGAAAAACTTTTGGCAAGAACGGAGTTCAACTTTGGAAGAAATTAAATATGAAATTGATTTATTCGTAGAATACGCAAAGTTAAATCCTAATTTGATATTTAAAGTTACTTTACTTGGTACAAGTCTTGCTGGTTATTCAGTAGAAGAAATTGCTCCGTTATTTAAAGATGCTATACCTGTCAAAAATATTCACCTTCCCATCGAATTTTGGGACGTATTAAACAAATGAACACACACTTATCTGTATTATTAGCTTTTGGATTAGCTGCTTTTGGGTTATATACCCATATAAATTCATTTATATATGCATCGTTGATCCTTTTTATTCTAACTGCTTATAACGAATTTAAATGTCAGAAATAAAAAAGAAATTTATTAGAACTGTTCCTGCTTATGATGAATATCATTGGGAAACAAGTGACGGTATAATATTTTTGGATAAATTCAAAGCAGAAGATCACCAAATGTACCTAGATGGCACAAAAAAGATTTGTGATAAATGCAATGGAAGTAAAGGTGAAAAATGGTGGGGTGAAGATGGAAGATTACCAGAAGGGTTCATTAATTGCAGTAAATGCCAAGGCAAAGGTTATTTAATTAAAAAAGAAGTATGGGAATAAAAGAATCAACCGGAAAACTTTTCTATGAATTGGATTGGGAATTCATTCAGGGAATGGCAGAAAGAATGGCTCAAAATAAAGGGGATAAGTATCCTATTTTCAACTGGAAACAACCTATTGACGTTGAAGGACTTAACCAAGCGTTAATCCGTCATTTCATCGAAATCCAGAAAGGTAACTATGACGATGATGGTCAATATCTTGGGCATTTATATGCGCTTGCTTGTAATGCTATGATGATTGCGTATCAAATGAAAAAAATCGAAAATGAAACTCCTGTTTAGTATTGTTTTTTGTTGCTTGACCTTTGGGTGTTATGCTCAAACGTTTTCGTTTGAATCTGCTGGTGGCAATATTCAACTATCGGCAACATCTGTAAATGTACCACCATTAGGACATCAAAAGGTTCAGCATATCAAACGAACCAATTCATATTCCGAAGATATTTATTCGTGGATTTGGATAATGAACACGGTGGAATATCATTTTGAAGCACATAATGGATGTATGTTCTTTATTAAGACTTCTTTGATTACACACAAGACGATCGAAACAATTAAAATTTTAGCCTCTAAAAATGATATTAAAAAATAAATTTGTAATAGGAACCTTAGTCCAATTTTATGAATTGGAAATGTTGGATGAACATATTCATTCGTGCGTCAAAATGCTTGACGGAATTGAAAATAAAGAAAATGTTAAATTCATTTTTAATGTTTCATTGCAGCAATATTTGGAGAAGATTGATTGGGGTTACTTTAAAGAAAAATACCCCAATTATAAATGGAATCTAGGAAAAGAAGAAGTTTCATTGATGATGTTGTTCAATGAAAAAATATTTGCTCATAAACTTGAAATGAATATAGAAGTAACCTTTTTACATTCATTTGAACCTTTCTACAACATCGCATCCTTCCGGCGGGACTTCTGTTGGAAATGGCAGGATAAAGTTGACCAAATACTTTGGGGGGAATGTGACAGCCTTTGGCCAAGCCAAACACTTGAAATTCTTGACCAGCTTCATGATGCAGTAAAAGGTTCAACCCCCAAATACATAGTTAATTTTGCTGATAGACGTTTGTGGGACAATTCTTTTGCTCCGTTGCATCCAAGATATCAAATGACTCCATTTATTGATGATGAAGAATGGCAATTCAATTCTCCTGATTCTGGTAAAGGTTATATGAGTTACGAACAAATGGAAGAATTTAATAACATTCCATTCGAAAATATTAAGATAGTTGCATTTAATGAACCTCGATTCGACGGTTCATGTGTTGGATTCAGTTCTGATTTATTGAAGTCTGGAATAACTTTACCAAAAGCATTAATTCATAATTCAGAAGATGTATCAATTGGTGCAATTGCGAAAAAGTTATTGGGCGAACAATTTGTCCAATACAACGTTTCAAATATCCTTCATGTTCACAATCGTAGACATCCAAAGAAACGAACTGGTATCTTAAATGAAAATAATCCAAACGGAAAATGTACCGTTCAAGATAAGGGCGATTGGTGGAAGGTTCTGGAAGATTCGTCGAAATTCAATTATAATAACTTATTCAACCAGCATTCTTTCATAACAATGGAAGAAGTGATGGAAAAAATCGAGAAATGATACAAAAATATTCTAAAATCCCAGTTGAAATCGAAGCAATTCAATTTACTGGGGCAAACATAGATGAAGTAAAGGACTTTTTAGGTGAAAATTATGGTGGAAGTCGGATTGAAAAACGTATTGATGGACGCCGGGAAATTTACATTAAGACATTGGAAGATGGATCGCTATATCAGGTCGAACACGTTGCAAGTGAAGGCGATTTTATCATCAAAGGTGTTAAGGGTGAATTTTACGCTTGTAAGCCTGATATTTTTAATTTAACTTATAAATTTGTTTAAACATGAAATTCAAAATTGAAACTTTTTTCGATCCAACCGTTCCAGATGATGGAACAACTTACAAACTATCTGAAAATCGTGGAATGTTTTATCACCACGTCATGACGACGTTGTACTTAGATGAGATTTTTAAATACATAAAAAACAATGGAAAAATTGAAAATCATTCGAATTGATTCTTTTCGCGATGGTGGAACAACTTCGATACACACCAATCAAGGTCACTATTGCATCAGCATTGATGATTTGACAAAGGGAATGCTATTTGAAGGACATCCAGACAGCGGCAAAATTTTATCATCAGAAGAAGCAAAACTGGTAAAAAGAAAAATTAAAACTGCATTGAAATCCTTTACGGGTCAAATTCGTGAATGGCAAATTGACAAAATCAAAAATATAAAAACAAAATAGGAGAAAATGAATTGAAATTAAGCATTGGAGACGTAGTTGATCGATGGACCATCGCGTGGTTAAAACATTATCGCGGAAAAGTAGACACTTACGAAGAATGCATCGCTTACCAAACGTATTCTGAAAATTATGATTCGAATGTCATTAAAGAAGCGTTTGAAGGTTTACTTGCGGCAAATGGAAATATTTGGCTATTGGAATCCGATATTCGTCAAGGTAAAGAAGGTGAACTTGGACTTGAAGAAGTCGGTAGACGTGCCTTAAAAATCCGGGATTTGAATGCTGGAAGGATCAAAATTAAAAATAAACTTAACGAACATTTCAAAGAAGGTTTCGTTGAGGTAAAAGTCAATCATGCATCTGAGGCAAAATAGATGAAACTATTCACAACAACAATTAGAGCGATCGATCCATTGGATGGAGAATTAAAACGATGGCAAGGTCCAAACGTTGAAGCTAATTCATTTGAAGAAGCTGAACAGATTTGTTTAGAAAAATTTGGATATTTAAAAGTAACTGGTCAATTCGTCCAAGAAATTGGGTGGAATTCAGCTATGTTTGCGACTGATATTGAAAATCAAAATAACAATTAAAAATGAAAGAAAACGATACGAAAATCTGCAAAACCTGTAATGGTAAGGGTAGAATTAACGAGAGATACGAAAAGCAATGGCATAACACAAGTTGGATACCAACAGAGGGAGAATATGTAGAAGTCCGTGTTTCGGATAAATGTATGGATTGTGATGGAAAGGGTAAATTAACTTTAAAATGGACTTCTTAATGTCAACAGACTACACAAGTTGCAGCAGCAACAATTGTCCAATCAAAGAAAAATGTAAACGTTTTACTGGACCGAAGGAACCTTTGAATCAAAGTTATTTCACTGAAATTCCGGGAAAATGGGAAAATGAAATTGGTTCATTTTCAGATGGATTCAATTGTATTCGACGAGTTTGGAAATGCCAAATGTTTTGGGGTGAAGCCCAAGATTCAATTATGAACCAATTAAACGAAATAATGAAATGAAAGATACCGTAGAATTAATATCTGTTTTTGGTGATGATTTGATGGTTGTTAACGCTGCAAGGGTTTCGTTTGGTAAAGAAAAAAGTCAATTTGAAGAATCCGATGTTAAATTAATTAAATACTTAGTCGATCACGGTCATACTTCTGTATTTAGACACCCCCAACTTCAATTTAGGATTTCATGTCCTATTTACGTGGAACGTCAACTATTCAAACACCAAATTGGTTTGTCAGCTAACAGTATTAGTGGGCGGTATGTGGATTTTTCAGATTCATACACTCCTATTGCTGAATGGAGAAAACAATCAAAAAGTTCTAAACAAGGAAGTGACGGATTAATTGATAATCAAATGATATGCTCAAAGTTAGAATTAGAAGTAATTGAATTTTGTAAACATAGATATGAAATGTTGTTGGATTTGGGGGTTTCAAAAGAACAGGCCAGAACAATTTTACCTTTGAACCTTAATACGACTTTTATTTGGACTGGTAGTTTGTTGGCATACTTGCATTTATTTGATTTACGACTTAAACCTGATGCTCAACGAGAAACCCAAACAGTCGTTCGACAAATGCTTGAATTAGTCGAAAACATCGAAGGAAATCCATTTAAACATACCTTAGAAGCATGGAAGAAATGATATATATACAACAAGAAAAATGGTTAACAGATAATGGATTTGTAGATGTTCCAACGTCACAACAGAATATGATTAAGTGGGAAAAGGAATTGTTGGGCGATAGAATATTACAATTCACTTGGCATAGTAGAGGGCCAAGTTGGGAAATTATGATATTCGGAAGCAAAGACAATAGGTTTGATAGTGATGTTTGGTTAGTTGATTCGATTCCTTCATATGCTGATTTCAACCAATTTCAACCTTTAATTGATATTATTAAATGACCCCATTTAGAGTAAAAGATTTAATTTTAAAACTGCAACAATGCGATCCAGAAGCCGTTGTATTATACGCATATGACGAATATGGTCGAACAGGTGTACATGGTTTTATAGCAGATGATTACATGGTTGCGTTAGATTCGGACAATCAGTTTGTCATGATAGACAACGATATTATTAAGTTTGCAAAAGATGATTTTGATGATTTGATTGATGAATATCAAGAAATCGTCGATAAATATAACAATGTTCAATCTGCTATTAAATTTTTTCCAAGATGAAAATTAATCTAAATATCGCGTGTGATGACGTAAATCCGAAAAAATCCTATCGATTAATTGGGGAGCCAGCAGAAAAATGGTTTCGACAATTGAATGAAGAATTTGGTTGCCGCTTTACACTTTTCGCTCCTGCAAACTATCATGGTCAATATCCAATTTCAAAGAATTCATCTTGGGCAAAAGAATTAAACGGCCTTGATTTTTGCGAAATCGCCTTTCACGGTTCGCTGCACCAAACTCCCGATCCTTCCAAATACGGTGAATGTGAATTTGGGTGGCTAACTGATGAAGTTGAAATAAGCCAACGATTGCATGATATGTATTATGAATGGAATTCAGTAGGTATTTATCCAGTAGGTTTCAGGACTCCGGGCTGGGTTCTTTCTGACAACAGTAAGAAAGTCATCGAAAGGTTCAATTATGCTAAACAGAAAATTGAATATGTCGCAGTCCATTACGAACATAACCGTAATCTTCAATGGGATTGTAAGACTTTCTTCGGTCATGACGGAATCCAACAAGAACATATAGAAATTCATAATATTTCTCCCGATGGTGAAACAGGAATGATTATGTTCCAAAGTCACATAGCAGGGAAGCATAACCATAACGTTTGGTCAGAAGAAAACTACGAACAGTTAAGAATGAGTTTGACCCATTTATTTGAAAATTACGAAATAACGCCAAAAACTTTAAACGAATGTCTATGAAAAGACCAGAAGAAACAAATTATCCGCATTCGCTGAACCGATTTAATGCCCAAAAGACATACTTAGAAAATTTGATAGAAGAAAATATTTATATCTTTGATCCTATTCCACTATTTGATAGCATTGAGCCTGAAATTCATACGTGGTTAAATGGTTATGGTTGGGGAATTAGATACGTTTCAGTTCGCCCGTATTGGGAATTATACGCATTATAAATTTAAACACATATGAAAATCGAACCAGCATTTTTAATCATTTTTGGTCTTGCTTTTATGCTAGATTTCATCTTAGGTGGGATTGATTTTAAATCCTTTGTTTTAGGAGTAGGATCAGTGTTTCTTGCTTATAACTGGAAGGAAATCTTTAATTTTAAGAAATCATGAAATCAATAGCTTTTTTTACCGAAAATAATTTTACCGGAAAACTTCAACGTACCCAAGGTGGCAGGACTGATTTGAACTGGATTTTGAGCTTAAACGCAACCCATTACCCATTCAATAATCCGAACCTTGATTCATTCAATGAAGTCGGATTCATAATTGTCCCAAAAAAGAACCCTGAAAAGGCGTTTAACTTCTTTTGGGAACATCAAAACATCTGCGAACGTTGGGCGGTGATGCAGGAAGGTAATCACCAAATTTGGCAGGATTTTTCGGTTGAAAATCAAATCGCCTATTTAGGATTCTTATCTGAACTTGACTTTATCTTTGCCCATAACGAACAGGATCGGCTTTATTTCAAAGGGTTATTTCCAGAAAAAGAAGTACACTGTCTTCCGTCGTTGTTAATAGAAGATTCAATACCCTCTATTCCTTACGAGGATCGTTCAGGCTCACTTATTTCTGGTAACTTGACCACTTGGTACGGTGGGATGGATTCGTTCGTTGTAGGGTCAATTCTAGGCGAACAGGTGTATGCGCCGTCGATGGGAAGAAAACAGAAGGATGAAGAATTAATCGATGGGTTGATTCATTTACCTTACATGAATTGGCAAGAATGGTTTTTACAGTTGAACAAGCGGAAATACGGGGTGAATTTAATGCGGACTTTTGCCGCAGGTTCATTTAGTTTGGCTTGTGCGCGGTTAAAGGTTCCTTGTTTGGGTTGGGGAAGAAACGATGATAAAAGTCCGGAAGGAATTGACACACAAAGATTACTTTTCCCCGAATTAACTGTACCTACTGGAAATATGGTAGAAATGATGCGTGTAGCTAAACACTTACGGGACAATAAATTATTTTATGACCATGTAAGTGAATATGCAAAGAAGGCTTATGATGAAATTTATTCCGAAAAGATATTTATAACTAAAATACAGGAGATTCTAAAATGACAAAAGTACAATTAGACGACACATTCAACCTTAAAAACACATCATTCGTTTATAAGGTTTTTGACATTATCGGTGATAAGAAATCGGTTCCTACGGAAGATCGAATCATTTATCTTCGGATTAATAACAAGGTTGGTTGGCTTCAATCGGCTCAAACTATTATTTCGATTCCTGAACGATCTATGGAATTGTTTTTTTCAAAATAAAAAAACTTAGCACAAGCCATATTTTATTTTTAACCATCGAAATGAGGTAAATAAAACAATGGAAACATATTATTTTTCAAACAACAAGCGCGGAATCATGAATGATCCGTTTTTTCAAGAACTGAACCTTTTATTCAAAAATGAATTATCCAGAGGGAAATCATTTTTTGAGCCTTTTGGCGACGAAACAAAGGTTCCGTACCCACTAGATTCTTGGTTCAACGATGAATTTTTGGTATTTGAAATTCCTATCTTAGACGCTAAGAGGGAAGATATTCAGATAACCAAAACATCTGATAAACTTAGAATCAAATATACACGATCAAACCGGGAAGATGAATCTAAACGAACTTATGTCAAAAAAGGCGTTATCAAACGTGATTTTGATTTTAGTTGGGGAATCACTTCTAAATTTGACTGTGCAGGAATTCAATCTGTCTTTGAAAATGGCATCCTGACAATCTACGTTCCTTTCGCCAAAGAAGCTAAACCGGAAGAAGTTCCTATTTTGGATACCAACGCGAATTGGAAGAAGATTGCGATGAAAGAACCGTTGGAAATTGACGGAAAAAAGCTAAGTGAACGTTTAGAAAAATCAAATACAAGTAAATAACTTTTAATCGAATATGGTTTTGTGCTAAGTTAAAACGACAATTGAGTTGGTCAGTTACATGGGTTCGATTCCCATATTGTCGCCAAAAAAATTAATAAGGAAAAGTAAAAATGAAGTGGCAGAGAATGACAAGCCGAAAATATGCAGAATTGAACATGGTGACTTATCATTCGGGAAAATTCATAAATATAAACGACAGTTATAGTTTTGGGTTATTAAGAATCGAAGGAATTTCACACATGGTTTTAATCGAAAAAGACGAACTTGACTATGAAAACAAATATAACATCGTAGGATATTCAGGTTCATTACCAATAATTGAAAAGATAAAATGAAATCAACCGACTTTTACGAAGGACAATTAATTCAATATCGATGGACACATACCGGAAAATGGTATTCTGGAAGAATCAAAAAAATTGAATTTATAGAAGGAATGATAAGTAATTATCAAATAGAAAAATTTGTTCCTAATGCGAAATTATTGGACTGGAAAACTGTAATTGAAGGAATAGATCGTGGACAAGATAGAAATTTTATTAATACTGCTGGAAAAGATATTTTTAAATATGAAGATAGTTGGGTTCCTGTGAAATGGTTTTCCATTAAATACATTCGCCCACTTATAATTGAAAAGATAAAATGAAAATATCGTTTGTAGTAAGCACCCGCGACAATCTTAAATATTTGAAATGGTCGTATGATTCAATCAGAAAAAATCAAGGAAACCATGAAGTTTGGATTTGTTACGGAATAGACCATTGCACTGATGGAACCCAAGATTGGATCGAAGAAATTAAAAAAGTCGATCCATTTGTCAAGTCAATTGAAAATAAGACTGGTAAGAGATTGGGCCACACCGTCGTTTATGATAAGATTATAAATGAATTGGTTGAAACCGACCTTGCAATGATATTTCATTCAGATATGTACTTATGTCCAAATGCGCTGGATGAAGTTGAAAAGTTGATGTACGATGGGATGAAATCAGTTGGCTATGTAAAAAATTTAAATAGAATAGTTAGCCTGACCAGAATAGAACCATCCTTGCATCCTGCTGGTTATGAAAAAATTCAAGCAGATTTTGGAACTGAACCGGAAGAATTTGATGAAGTGGGATTGCTTGCTCAATTATATGTGTTTTCAAAATTTGATAAGTGGAAACAAGTTGACCAATTTGGAAATGAATTTTATGTTCCGTTAACTGGAATAACCAATGGTGTTTTTGCTCCGTGGGCTTTTTGGGCAGATGAGTTTAAGGAAATTGGTGGACACGATGTGCTTTTCAGTCCGCAATCAAAAGAAGATTCTGACATTTTTAACAGATTCAAATTAAAATTTGGCGAAAATTGTTTTTTCCAACCAAGAAATGCGTATGTATACCATTTGAGCTGTAAAGGCTCACGCTGGAATCCGAACTTAACTACTACTGGAAATAATAGTTCTGAATGGGAACGACAGAATCAAATTTCAACACGAAATTTCATCCGTAAATGGGGAAGCTTTCACCCACTCCATGATGAATTTTTAAACCCAATAATTTCACATAAGTATAACATCGGGTTCATCCTTCAAAATCCATCATTTGACCTCATTCATGCCTTAGAGCCTTGGTGTTCAAGAATGGTTTGTCCTACGATTGGAAATCAATTAATTGATAATTATGTCCGAACCGAACAACCAAATACACCTTTTAATTTAAAAGAAAAATTAGAATACGGTGGTTGTGAAACTGATATAGTCGTCGAAATAGACGGTCAAAGGTTCGACATGATAAGCGATTTCAAATTGATCCAATTCCTAAGTCAAATAATCGAAGAATCAGGTTCAATCGGAGAATTTGAATTAGGTAATTTAAAAATAACAATTAAATCATTACAGACTTATGAAGATCAATTGATTGTTTGTAAGAATGAGCCGATAAGTTTAAACTAAAATTAATTATGACAACTAAGAATCAAGTAATACAACGAATGAACGAACTAGGATTTTCTACGACAGAAGATTTAATCGTATCGTTCAATAATCAAAACATTCCTATTTCAGAAATAGTCGAACCTTTTTGTGGAGGTGGTCAATTTGAATACCTTAATTTTGACGCAAATCATATTTGTCAGGAAATTGTAATTGAATCTTTGAAAATGTTAAATGCTTAACTTTATAATGGAAAACAGAACTAATTACACCGAACTTTTAAATAAAAAAGTAATTTCAATCGCCGGAGATGAAGTAGGAAATGATTCGCTATATTTTTCGTTTGAAGATGGAAGTGAATATAAATTTTACCATGAACAAGATTGTTGTGAATCGGTTAGTATAAATGATTTAGACGGAAATATGCAAGATTTTGTGGGTCGAACCTTGACCTTAGCAGAAGAATATGAATTTGATGCTGGCAAGCCTTCCGATTGGTCAGAATCATATACTTGGACGTTTTATCGGTTTCAAGATGATACTGGAAATATGATAGTAGTTAGATGGTTAGGTGAAAGTAATGGTTATTATTCGGAAAGCGTTTCGTTTCTGGAAATTTCACCTGCTACTGATTGGGCAAAACCGTATCTTAAAGATTTTTATGACAAGGTAGGCGAATTTGTAAATTCAAATACTTACGAGGAATCATTATATTTGGCTTTTGAGCATTTCTATCCACATCGTTCTAAACGATTGGAAGGGTATGAAAATCCAAGACATCCCGAATACAAAACACAATATTTTCGGTGGCTAATTGACGAATTATTTTTAGGCGAATAAATGAAAGACCTTTCACCAACCATCATTTATGCTCAATGGCCGGGAATCAAAGATGAAGATTTGATAGTGGAAATGAATCAATTAGGCCGCATTGATTATTTACGGACTTACCCAAAGGATCATCAGTTCTATAATAAACCAATCTTCACTAAGCATCAAGGTTGGATAGTTATGGAAAAGCTATTAGAAAAAGGAAGAGAAGATATTTTGGAAGCAACCAATTTTTTCACCAGTAAAGGAAAGAAATTAACCTTGGAAAAACTATTTGAATCACTAAATGGAATCGAATTCAGAAAATAAGATGGAATCAAAAATATACTTAGGCGATTGTCTTGAATTAATGAAAGATATTCCAAATAAATCAATTGACATGATTTTATGTGATTTGCCTTATGGGACAACGGCTTGTAAATGGGATACGATTATTCCGTTTGAACCTTTATGGGAACAATATGAAAGGATTATTAAAGATAATGGTGCGATTGTTTTAACAGCAAGTCAGCCGTTTACGAGTGCTTTGGTTATGAGTAATCCTAAACTTTTTAAATATGAGTGGATATGGGAAAAGAATGTTGCAAGTAATTTTATGCAATATAAATTTATGGTTGCAAAAAAACACGAAAACGTATTAGTATTTGCAAAAGGAAAAACAAAGTACAACCCTATTATGGAAGATAAATCAGAATTATCTATACAGCGAATGAAATATAAGTTTAAAGATAGAAAGCAATCAGAACACTATAAAACGGATATATCAGAAGATAGGTCGGATAGGCAAGAAAAAATGTATCCAACAAGCGTAAAGAAGTTTAATAGAGAGGTTGGATTACATCCGACCCAAAAACCAGTTGCCTTATTTGAATACCTAATTAAAACCTACACCAACGAAGGTGATATTGTCCTTGATAATTGTGCAGGATCATTTACTACTGCCATTGCGTGTTTAAATACAAATCGGAAATATATATGTATGGAAAAAGAAGAAGAATATTATGAAATCGGAAAAAATAGGATTAAAAACCATGTTATTGAAAATCCAGTGGTCAAGCAAACAAAAGAGTTTTTTTAGA